CAAATCAAAACGACCTCCTTACCAATAGGCAAGCCAATTACTACACCGAACCCACCAACCCAAGCGTGCGAAAGCCCCACCGTTAACTTACGGTGGGGGTCACGCTCTTGAAAATCAGATGTGCCAAGCATTCCGTTAAGCCCCAACATATATCTGGTTAATCCCAAGGCTCGCAGAACCACCATGCTCTACAGCCTTAATTTTAGCGGCTATGGTTACGTTAGACCCGTGAGAAACCGTCACTCCGGCATGAAATGCGTTTGGGTCAATCTTCGTATTGGTCATTGTGACTGCCCAAGGCCCCTCTGCGTGTTCATAAACCTTTGTTGGCGCTGAAGTATCACCTACGCGCCCACCCCAAACAAACTTTGCGGAATAGTGATTCGATGTGTAACCATCAACGATAAATACTTCCATTTCGTAGATAGCGTTGTCAGCGTGATCTACAGCAAAGAGGTTGAGTAAGTCACCATCTACGTTTTCGGCTTTATTCCATAATTCAGCAACGAACATTCCGTCAAGCACATCATTGCCTAGGAAATTCACAGCCGATGCATTCCCGCGAATGACATTCGGGTCAGCCCTAGACATGCCTATAGCGTTGATATTCTTATAGCGGGTGTAGGGTGTTCCGTCAGGATATATCAGAAAGAAACACGGGTTTGTGCCGCTATATTCTACAGCGGGATTGGTAACCGTCAGATTTGGCCCTTCAACTCGAATGGCCGACACATCGTTAACTAAGTTCCATGACCCACCCACAACCGTCACTGCCCCTCGGTCATCGCCTTTGTGCCATATGCAAGCGCCGTTCCGCTCGAAGTATGGAGCATCTACCGTGACGTGCGCGGCGCCTACAGTTTCAATGCCATATTTGTAAGCCTCAAGATCGCAGTCACGAATGGTTACGGTGCAGCGCTGCTGATTTCCGGTGACCCGTATTCCTGTATGCCCATTGCTACCAGTAACCCCATCCAAGACAACGTCGTTGCAATCCTCGATGTCCATGTAATTTGACGTTGGCAATGCGCCATAGTTTCTTATGTTGCAAAACTTTGTGGAATACGCATTCTTGCACCTGATCGTCGTAAACCCTTCCGGAGCGTTGGATTCATCAATGTATATTCCGTCAAATTTCAGGCGAAACAGCCAGCCCCCCGCAGCGTTGAGGCCGTTTATGTCAAATAGACAGTCATCGGTGTAGCCAGCATTAAGTAAAATGCCCGCGCCTGGGTTGACCCCGGAAGAACGGAAGGTTCTATCAGTCACGTTCGCGCCGGCTGACGTTGAGTCAAACGAAATCTTTGAGCCGACACTCATTGTATATGGCGGGAACTCCAGAATACCGCCGCCGCCGTTATTAGATAGCATCGCCCACTTAAAACCGTCTGCGTGATCCTCTGCCTGTTTGTCTAGGAACCACGCTATCTGAACGGTTGAATGCTGCGATAGGGTATTAACCGAAACCTTGCCCGTGTTAACACGCTTGAATATCTGCTGGTTTTCCGCATGTATTTGCCCTGTAATAGTTAGGGTTACACCATCATCAACCAAAAACACCGCACCCGTTGCCATGTAAATATCAGGGGCGATAGTCGCGTTTTCCCCGATTAGATATGTTCCTGCCGGAAAGCGCAGTTCTTTAACGCCGGTTGCACCAGATATTGCAACGCTATCATCAGCAACCCCATCACCGACCGCCCCGAAGTATTGGGCGCTGCTAGTGTCTTCCACAGATATTTTTGCTTGAAGCATTATAGAACCTCTCGGACCGATACGTTATCGACCGAACCAACAAATCCCGAAGTAAATGTAGTAATTTCTATAAACGTGTTGCCCGAACAAACAGTATCTTCAGTGTATGTTCCGTTAGCAGAACGGCGCGTCCCGTAACCACTCCATCCGAGATTTACCCTTACTTCTCCTGACACAAAGTTTGTAACATCGAATACAACCCTATATGTTTTACCAAGAACTAAGGCGTTTTGATTTGTTACTGTGATGCTGCCTGTGCTTATGTTCAACTCGCCGCCGGAGATTGTATGCCCAGCGGCTTTGAACCAAATAGTATCTGTGTCAAAGCCGCCATTTAGGACAACCTCAGGGCCAAGAGGGTCGCTGGATCCTCGCTGCATTGTGAGGCCCAAGCCCATGCCTAGAGATAAACTCATTGTAGAACTCCCATGCTGATTTCTATTCCAGCAACAACGCCAACTTGACCTCTGGTTGTCATTGCCGGTGATATGAATACCGCAGCGTTGTCAGACAGGTTATACCCGCCGCGCAACATGGGGGCAACCGCTGCGCCCTCGTAGCCAGTCACCGCCCCTAGTTCCGCAAACCATTGCCCTGAATTCCAAGTGTGTGATGCATACACTGAAAGGTCGTTTTCACTGTTGAGGTAAGCCCCGACCGTAACCCCATCCATTTCATAACGGACGCACGGATGTTTATCTTGCCACCCTTCACCGAGACCAAAGTGCATCGTTGCCGCAAAACAAAGTTCAATCATTCGTATGTCCTCGTTAGGTGAATAAATTCGCCAATTTCAATATCACCGCTAGAAAATTTTGCACGAAGGTTTGTGAGATCTGCTGTCGTTTTTATCACCCCATACCCAGAAACATGACTTACACTTCCGCCTGGGTCAGCACTAAAATATCCAATGTCTATATTAACTGAAGCCCATTGACCGGATGATTGCCTAACAATGATTTCCCCGGACACTCCATATTGATTGGTGCCAGACCCAACCGTTGACGCGATTACTGGGCTAGATGTGGTTTGTAAGGAGGATGATCCGTTAGTGACCGTCCTCAATTCCCATGTCTCAAACGTAGAAAGCGAGTCATCCGACGCCAAAAGTATAAAATCAGCGGCATCTGTTGCAGGTATTACTTGGCTAAACCTCCATATAGTTTCATCAACACCGGGCACAAGAGTGATGCTTCTTACCGGCTGTGAGGTTGGCGACTGCTTTAATTGGAACACATCTGTTTGCAGTGCCTTAATGGCCGCCTTAACGCCGACGCTATCCCCGTAAACATCATCCGTTACTCCATCCTGCATTTGAACGGTGGTGGCTTTTGCTATAGACGGATTCAAAACAACAAAATCGCCAATTGCGGCGACATACATAATGTCATAAACCCCACCACTTTGAATTTGTCCGGACGCAGGATCGGCAATACCACCACCTCCGTAAACCTTCAAATCAACAACGCCGAGCGTGTCTATATTAATCGTGCAAGCCCCCGTATTTGAGAAGTTAGCTGCGAACGCAATCCGGATTTTGTCTTCGTATGACGCAATTGTGCCACCTGTTGTTAAGGTGTATGCGTTAGCCGAACCAGTCGATGCAGTAGGCTTAGAAATATCAAGCAGGAAATTAGCACTATCTGCCATTTGTTGCCGAATAGCGTTATCAAGAGCATTGGCAAGCATAGTGTCATTAAGCGCAATGCCTTCAATTGTGGCATTATCGCTGGCCGTTGTTGAATAATCTCTAACTGTCATTTTATCAATCCTTCTCGCCGCAGAATGTTGTTTATTTCTATTGCATCCGTAATGCCGCTTTCACGCAGTTCAGACACCCTTGCCGAAACTACCGTTGGGCCAACAGGCGCATTCGGCTGTGTTGTCGCTGGGAAGACGCCACCAGCGATTCCTGCAACAGCCCTTTGTCCAGCTACATCACCAGCAGCTCGTGCAGATGCCAACGAAGGCCCCATCCTGGCGAAACTCTGCGCCGCCGCTTGCGGGCTTGCATTGGACGTTAAAACACTAGCTAAGTTGCTCATTATCTGCTGCTCCCTCAAAACCTTTTCTGTTGGATCAGCACCAAGAACACCAGATAACATTTTTTGCGCCGCGTCTATCGGCTTGCCCTCACCCAAAAGCGTTTCCATAGCGCCTGGAGCTGTCAGTTCGTCGCGCACTCTCGAAAACTCCTGTCGGACAAAGGTTTTTGAGTTTTGTGCAATACTTGCACGCAATGCCAGCGATTGATAAATCTCGTCCATTTGCTTTTGTAACGCGGTGGCGGACTCGTCCCCAAGGAGTAACGCGAGCTTCTCGCGTCCAGCCCTAGTTGTCATCTCTGAAAGTGGGCGCAATGCCTCTCGTGCATCCATATTATCGTCAGTCAAGGCACGCTTGGCGTTAGCCATTATGTCATCAATATAGCCGCGAACTCCTTGCTTGGTTCGTGACAGTTCGTCTAGCCCCATATCACCAACAGCCTCGGCCACATCCTCTCGTGTTGTGCGTGTTAGTAAGAGTTCCCGACCAGTTTGAACAGCCTCCCGCTGTGAAATAGCGTCTGCGGCTACAGACCGCGCAGCGGCATATTCTGGGACTAGATCATCAACACTAAGCGCGTTGCGTATATCGCGGGATAATCCGGTATATACGCGCCCAAGATCACCAGTCCCAGAACGGGTTGCCCCACTCGCTTCATCGCGCAAGGCTCGTGTGATGTAATCTATTTGACGCACATCAGGAAGCGTTTCGAACACAGTTTCACCACTTTCGCCAAGAACCGCCTTGATTTGTGCGCTAGACATACCTTCAGCACGCATCATAGATTCCGCATTTCTTATTATTCTGTCAGGAACTCGGGTAAGTAATTCCTCCAGATTACGCCCTGCGTCTGAAGCATAATTTATTGGCGTTGCATAGGCAGCATCGTAAGCGGCACCCCGGGCACCAGAACTGCTCTGCATAACTTCGCGTTGGATTGATTTAATCCCAGCAGGGGTTCCAAGCGTATCATCAAGAGCTGTGACCAAATCGCGCCCCGCTCTTGATGCTCGGTCTTGAACGGCATCCAGCGCTTGCGTTGAGGCTGGCCCAGAGCCTTGGATCGAAAGGTCTAAAAGCTGCTTTGTGTTCGGCCCAGCGTCCGCTACCATAGCAGATGGTCCAGCGGCGCGGATATTTCTTTCTGCAACAGATAAATCAGCATCAACAACAGATGACAACATTCGGGCAGAACTATCATCAATTCCAGCTTGCCGAATTGCCGCCCTTGTTGGTGAAGCCTTCCACGCTTCTACCCCCCTGCGAACACCCGCACCAATAACAGGGGCCACAAGGCCAAGCCCTGTTCCAATTGTCCCACCAAAGACACCACGCCGACCCGCTTCCTCACTTCGAGATCCACCATCTCCGGCACCATACCCCGAAACAAGACCCTCAATACCACCACTAATGCCGCCACCAAGTCCGCCAGCTAGAATCTTCAGGCCCATACTTGCGGGCATATGAGCCGCAATAGTTGGAGCCGCAGCAACCGCGACAGGCAAAGATGATGCTATTCCAGTCCCAATTTGAAGCGCCATTGTTTCTTTTGGCCTTATTTGCGCCATAGCTTCCTGCGATGCCCTAATTCCCTGCTCAGCCTGTGGGCCGAATACTGCCCCCGCTGCTTCGTCTAGGTATTCACCCGCGAATGGCACGCCCTGTAGAGCTGTTGCACCACGTGCAGCAACGGGGTGTTGTGCAATTATATCCTCGTAAAGCCCTTCTTTTGACGTAAGTCCAGCAGGAACACCCGATAAAATTTCGTCAACCTTTTCCGGGTCTGTTGTAGAATATCCATCACCGCTAAATCCACGTTGACCACTAGGTAATTTGTAGACCTGCCCGCCGTTAACTTCGGCTAGAATCTCCGTTCCCTCTGGGTATTTAGACGGCGTAGGTCGTATGTTTTCGGCCATACTTAGAAACCGTGATGCAGCCTCGGCATCCCCCGCTTTGTCCGCGTTCCTTACGGCCTGCATGATTTCTTCATATGTCATTATCTATACTTCTCGAATAGTTGCTCATCGGTTAGTGTTTGGCTCCCCGATTGACCACCTCTAGCTCTTTCAAGCCCATCATTTATTATTTCGTAAAACTCCATAAGCGCAGCTCTATATTCGGCAGCGTCTTGCGTTCTTTGAAGTCTAGCTAGGGCATTAGATGCCTTATCACCTTCATAATCCGTGATTGGGCCGCCGCCTTTTATCTTTTCGTAAGCCTCTAAGAACACGTTACCTTGCAACTGGTCGTGCCTAGCTATAAAGTTCGCTGTGTCTTGATTATACCCCCCTAAACGCCCTTGAATAAATCCTGTGCCACCTTCCAGCCCGGGAGACTCAAGAACGCCTTTTATAACATCCAGAACCATATTGGTGTTTGCCTCGTAGTCAGCAAAGTCTGCAGATGTCATCTGCACACCTTGAGCAAGGGACGTTGCTATTGGACCTCCGGGGATTGGCCGCATTGCCCGTTGATCTGTAGCAGCGTCTGTATATGTCTCCCACCCTGCCGGGATTGGACCTATCTCGGTTTGCCCATTGTTTACCGTTACGTTGGTTCCAGCTTTCAATTGTTGCTGATAATCCATAAAGCTTGCTGGCTGGCGTCCAGCGGCCCGCTCTTGCTGTGCATACATATCATAATTTTGCATAAGCGTCGTGCCTTCGCCCCCCATACGATCAGCAATCAACATATCGAGATACTGTTTTTGACCCGCACCCAAATTTGGGTTAGCAGCCATATTCATCCAACTAAGTAATGTTGGATCACCGGCCACCTCTTGACCGCCTTGCTGCGGCATAGAAATACTGCGGGCGATCTGCCCCACCGAAGTCGCATAGTTAGGGTCAGTTGCATATCCAGAACGCCCCAAAGCCGCTAACTGTGCGTCCATGCCTTGCGCTTGCATCATTTCATTGTAGCGCGGATTGTTTAGGAGAAAGTCAGCGTAACCCGATACACTTTCGCCCATACCGCCATACTGCCTAAAGCTATCCGAAACATTCACAGGCTGGCCACCAGAGTATTCCATCGTTGATAGTTCCGCACCATTGGGTTGGCCGTGGCTCTTTATTCCAAAATAGTTGTTGTTAGGCGCATGATCACCCCACCCCGTTTCTTGTGCGGATTGGGCAATTATAATTCGCGGATCAACACCCGTTCTATTCCCAGCCTCGATTGCATACGGCATCATCTGCTCGATAAAGTCCGCCTTTCCGCTTGGCTGCGAGGTTTCGGGAATACCTGATTGCGGAAAGAGGCTTTGCATGAATCCAGCGTTGGCCGCATCTGTAGCTTCATTCGCACGGTTTTGCTCCTGCAACTCATATAGAGAGGCCATCTGCGTCTCTTGCGGCATCATGTCAAGAAGGGCACGCTGGTTGCCACCAATGCCCATGTTTGACATTAGTGCGGAGATATTGCCCTTACGCTCGTTGCGCTCGATCTCGTCGCGGTATCGGTTGATGGGGACCATAGGGTCACCACCCTGCAACCCCGCCCCAAAAGCCATAAGGCCCGTGCCAAACCTAGAACCATCGAAAGCCATTTACTCAACCTTCCCGTAATCCACAACAGAATACCCGTTGATCGTTCCAATAATCGCGCCCGGCACTTCGTCAGCCATCGGCCCTATGTGGCGGTGCGTGCCGCCCTTATAGTTATAGCTGTAAACATTGGTTCCACCAAGGGTTTCACCAACCTTCATCACGTTTTCTTTTAGACGCCTGTCAGAGAAGAATTTCATAGCGCCACCGATACCGCTTGCTGCACTACCGACATCGTCCAAAGACCAAGGCTCAGTCGATGACCCTGAACTTGTGCCACCCATGCCGCCCATCATTCCAGACAGGTTAGCATAACGATCAAGAGCATTAGCTTGCGCCCCTTGCCCCTCGTAGTATTTAGCCACGTCCGCACCAATAACCTTCTGGTTGCGAATGTCCTGCATTCCCCCGGCTTGCAACATGCCCGCCGTATCAGCACGCCCAAGTCCTGCAATCTGTGGGGCCATACCCATAGCCGATAGCTTGCGGTTCTGCGCGTCACCCCAAGCACCGTATTCGATGCCACCAATGGCCTCACCAAGGCCGCGCCCGAACATTTCACCACCTAGCCCCGTATTAAGCCCACCGCCAGCCAGCGTGGACCCTAGCGCCGCCTTAGTGTCAGCTATTGTGGTTGCTTTCATCTGGTCAAAGGCGCGACTCCTTGCGCTATCGTCCATAAAGCCACCAAATGCTTGCTCGGCTTGGCCCGTAATTGCGGATGGGGCCATAAGTCCCTGCATTCCCTGCTTTGTTGCTTGGGAAAAGTCGGCTACTCGCTGCCCCTGATATGGTTCTGTCTGGTAACCACCTGACTGATATAAATCACGACTTTGGGATAGAACATCTTGCAGGTTTCCTTGTGCGGGCTTCCACGGGGCCGCTTCTTGTTTGGTTGTTGTTGTTTTAGACAATGTCCTGCTCCAATATCCTGTGGGTTTCCTTAAATCCCATGCCTTTTAACATGGGTGTATGACCGGGGCGGTTGATAACACGCATACGGTTAGCCCCTATATGCTTTGCCCAATTTCGTATCTCATCAACCATCTTTTTGTTCCATTCTTTGCGCCCGTCCCCTGCGCAATGTGTGAACTCTACAACCTTCATATCATTATTTACCACTTGTGTTAACCCACAAGCCCTTACGCGCCCATCCCAAGCAATCCAGCACTGCCTCTTTCCGTCAAAAACCTCACCCATAAGGTGGTCCATGCTTTCTTCGCCGCCCGATCTGTCAACAAAAGACTCGAAGTGCCACGACAAAAGCCCCGATACATCAGCAAAGTTCTGCTTTGGGATGCCTACAATATCCATGCGTCACCGCCTTCTATTTGTAGGCCCCAACCAAACACGGTCAATCCAGTCGCGGATCCGAATCCAGCCAAGTCCTCGCCATCTGCAAATAAAACCCCGTTAACCTCAAGGGTTCTATCTGTGTTACCGCTGGCAATACTAACAGCATCAACCCAAGTGCTAGTGTCTTTTGTTAGAGTGAAATCAACCGCCGCACCTGACGTGTTGCAACAAGCCAGCGTTCGGATTAGAAAAAACTTTCCCGTAATTCCTGTGTATATCGTTGTGGGGCTTGTCCCCAAGTCTAGGGAAAACGCAACAGGTGTGACAAGGTTACTCTGCCTTCGTAGATGCTGTTCTACAAATGGAGCTTGCAATTTACTCATCTATTACCCGACTTTCTGGCCCTTACATGAACCGCTGAGGCATTGTTCCATGAAGCCCCTGCGGGCAATGTCATGCGTGCCGCTATAAATCTGGCATCTGTTTTATGTGGGCAAAACCCATCCACACCCTCGGTTGTGGATATGGATGCAGACTGGCCAAAGCCTTGCCTTGACCGGCTTAAAACCTGTGTTCGTGTGTTGCCGCTAACGTTCTCCACCACAGGCAATATACCGTTTACATGCGAATTACTGCCAAGATGGATCTGAAAATCACCCGTTTCTAGCGTGGCTTCCCGTGCTGGACCAGAAAGAACAGCAAGCTCAGACCCGCTCGGCATGCCCTCTATATAACCGTCGGTCACGTAATCACTTACACTATATGGCCCCGTAGTATCCGCTGTGAATGCCGCCAAGGTGTAGTTTTTGGATTCAAAATCACTGCTCCCGATAGCACCAATGTCACCAAGCCCGCCGGGGAAAAGTGTGGCTAAATCACCTATTGTTGTCGCATCCGTCTTAACCTTCACCAAGAAATGAACCGCTTCACTTGCGTAAGACCAACTATCCTCGGCAAATGAATAAATGATCTGCCTGACAAAAGTGGACGAGTCTGTGGGTATGAACGACCAAATGATAGCCTGTTTAGGCCAGTTTAAGGCCCCTTGCACGCGGTCATATTCAGCTTGTTTAACCTCACCTATAAACCATTCAGTAACCCGCTGTGAGCCTATCGTGTCGATGGCAGAACCGTTGGTTGCATAAAACCCGTCTTGACTTAGAAAGTAGGTGTCGAACCCGATTGTAACCACGCTATCAGGTGCAGCGCATCCGCGATCAACAGATATTTCTTCAAAGTCGAACACTTTAGGCGACCCGATAAACGTCATGCGCCAAATGGCCCGCTCTTGAAACACAATGCCGAAACGACCGCCAGTAATCCCTGTGATACGACCGTATTTTGGATCTAGGTCGCGGTAATCAGACAGTTCGCCACGATCTGTAACCCAATCACCGTTGGGATTATTAAGCGCAGACCATCTGACACGATACGGCTGTGTGCTTGCGTCAATATCGGTTAAATCTCCCATGACTATGAAGTCAGACACCCTGCCAATAATCGCCGCTTTTGGTGGCGACCCTCCAAGGTCAGACCAGCTTGTATCTGCATCTAAATCAGTAAGGTATTGAGGCGTGTTATTGGGCGTTACCGCAATAATCATATCATTGTAACGCTCAAACCTCCAAACATGATCTGACCCTAAGGCTGTGTATCCCGCCGTTTCCGTCACAGTTCCAGAAACGCGGGAGAATAGCCTTGTAGACGTTCCACCAACGATTAAAGGCGTATTGTCCGCCTTGATAAACAAAGCTGAACCCACGACCGCCTCAGACACGGCATCACCCGTTCCGGCTGGCGATTCAAACGGTGTAAACCCACCGCTTGATGGATACACGTTCTTAGCCACAACTGTGCCGGGGTTCTTATAATCTGTCTGGTCTGGTAACCATTGTCCTAAGGGGATAGGGAACGTCTGCATTACAACTGCACCGCCGTTCGTTGGGTCATTGGGCCGCTGTTGCGCTTCTTCCTGTCCGCGTCTTGGATCATAGATTTTAAGTTAACGTATGCCGCACCGTATCCCGCCGCCAATTCGGCATCCTGTGCCCATATCGCCGCATGATGCAGCGCTGCATATAAAAACAATCCGGGGTGTAGCGAGATAACATTATTGGTATCAGTATTAGCTGAAAACGCTGCAACGCTGGCAATATATCGCATTACCACACTATAGGTTGAATCAGGAGCGGGCATAACCTGCAAGGTTGACGTGGTAGGGTCAGGGTCATCGGCAGACGGGCCTGAAATAGCATAATAGTACGGCTTGTTTGATTCGTCATGCCTAGTAGCCTGTGCTTGGCGTGTAAGTGGAACCATTGGCGTTCGCGGCGTTGCGTCAACATACATGCTAACAACCTGCAAGAAATCCGCAGGCAGGGTTGTTGTCTCGGATGATACCGACATCGTTGATAGTGATTCCATTTCCACGATGCGAATATCACGGTTAATATCCGAGGTCATAAGGGTATAAACGTAATCAGGCACGTCAGTTCTACCTAACGCGCTTTCAACACTAGACTTTAACGTCTGGAAATCCATTTATGTAGCCCTCACCATTAAAGCGTTCAGGGCAACATTTGAAATCGAAATATCGTCTGTATCTCCAGCCTCGTCAGACTCAACCCATAAGGTGACCACATCACCAACATCCATCGACAAAATGCCAGAACATCCAGACGATCCCTTGTCAGATGTCCCCGACATATTCCGGTGGAACTCTACAACCGTTTCTACATCGTTTACCCTGACGTGAAACTCGTATAATCCAGAATCGCCGGGCGCAACAGTTCCAAACGATACGCTAACATCGACCCAATAGTCCCCCTTGGCTAATATTACCATTCTGTCGTTTGCTGAATCTGGTGTTAAGTTATTCGAAGGCCCGTTATTAGAAAAGCCCACCAATTTCTTTGCTGTTGTCCCGATTGTTGAAACGGTTACAGCATCATTTTGGGACGAATAAATCGTCGCATAAGCGCCAGTTTCAATCGCGGTAGTGCGCGTATCCAGATCAGTGAAGTTTGCGTCTAGTTCGCTATGCGTTAAGGCGCTGCCTTTAGCAGCCCGTAAGGTAATAGCCATCAAATACCTCCATCCGTGGTTCTAAACTTGGCAAAGTCTGCATCCCGTAGTCTGGCAACTAGAAGATCATTCAGCCCTGACATGTTGCCCGGCCCTACAAGCCCCTTCTTTGTCCACTCCGCAACCCAATCATAATATACTGTGGCCGGTATGCGGCCAACATGCCTACCGCCACCCTGTGTTGCGCCATTGGTTTCATTGCGAACCCTTGTGTTGAAATCAATGATAGGGGCCACGTCCTGCACTTTTTGACGGTGGAACTCCGTATCATTGGCGAACCCGTCAACGTAACGCTCATAGACCCCGTTGAGGGCGCTGTGTGGCTTCCAACGCGTATCCATCAGTAAGTCATTTCGCTGACATACAGGGTGCCGCCATCCGTTGCCTGAATGGCCGAGACCTTTTCGCCGCCACGAATGGACAAGAATATCTGTGACGTGGCTGGCAAGAACATATCCGCCGTGGTTGCTACAGGGGCAGAAGCAAATTGAATATGACAATCACTTGACGCATAGACTAGAACCCGCCGTGTTTGGGCGCCCACAGCGTTAGCAATAACCCCGTGCGTTCCTGTATACGCTACAGATTGCGTGCCGCCATTTACAGGGTAAGGAACCCGTGCATCATTTCTGCTAGACATATTAATTACCCTCCATTGCGGACATAGCTTTTTTGATAGCCTTGGCCTCGTCTGCGCTTAGATCAACAGACTCACCAAGGAAAACCTTCCCTTTGGTTGTCCATATGTTGGCTACCGTGCATTTAACGGTAACTAATTTTGGTGTTTTTTTATCAGCCATTGATAATATCCTTAGATGTAGTAAGGGGCGACCTGCGCCGCCCCTCGTTGTTTAAGATGTGGTCAAGTCGAACGCACCGCCGCTTGCCAGCTCATTCCGGCAAACAAGGGTAGACTCGGCAACAATCTGGAACTTCTCGGCGTCACCAGTTTTTGCAAGAGGTTCGTCAAACATCGGGCGAAGATCAGCCCAAGCCCACATATCTGTGGAAAGAACCAGTGCATCGCGAGAACGAACATGACGGGAAGGCTCAAAGCGAACCGCACCAAAATCATATTCATATACATCAATATGCGCTGTGACCTTTGCGTCTTCACCCTTGTCAAAGCGAGTGCTTGAACCAGCAAAGGTAGAAGCAATCTGTTTGTTCCAAGAGCCAAGATATACGCAATCTGGCTTCTTCCCAGAATTGTCATAGATGCTCGCAAGGACAGATTTAAGCATAGCCTCGGTAAAGGCCGCCTGTGTTCCGTCTGTGCGTGCATCCGTGCCATCACCAGTGGCATCAGCGCCGCCAGAACCAGCGACAGTGTTGCTAGTCAACCACGTGGGCACACCAGCCATTTCGCGGGCAGTGGTAGAGTTACCAGCGACCTTAGCGTTATTGGCAAATGCGGACATTTCCATGTCTGTTTTCATTGCCTTGCCTTTAAGCAGCTTTTGGTATGCTTGCTCACGGCCACGTCCTGCACGAGTTGTTGCCTCAAGAGTGCCGGGGATAGTAACGGCCTTCTTAAAGATGTTCGTGTAGTTGCCAAGGCGGGCAGTTGCAGTAACGGCACCCGCTACAGTATCGTCACCTTCGATATTGGAGTTAGCCGCACTCGGCGCGTCCAAACCGTCGGTCTGCCATTCATGGTTGGTGTTTTTTGCCTTTACTTTGCTCATTTTGGACAAGAACGGCGTTTCATCTGCATCGACGTTATAGATTGTGTCGAACAGATCTTCCCGGATACCAACGGAATCGTAAGTATCAAAGGTATTGGTTGGCTGTGCCATAGATTAAACCCTTTCGAGGTTTAACCAGCGGTATTTTCCATAAATGCGTTTAGGGCATCATCAAGAGAATGCGGCTGGTTCAGTTTGCGATTTCTAATCGCTTTCCGTTCAGCTCGCACATCTGCTTTACCCTTAGACTTACCGGGCTTTAGAACCTTGGGGGCTAACGCCAGCCTCTTTTCAACCGCCGAATTGTTGGTCTGCATGGCATCGTATCGTGACGCCTTTTCCAACAATACAGCTAGTCGATAATCAACCGCTCCGTTATATTCCGCTTCGGTAAAACCAGCCTCGATTGCTACAGCCATACGGCCACTCGCATTTTTGGCAAACCCTTCATCCGTTACCCATTCGGGCATCGCGCGAACCGCTATTTCAGCAGTCCTTGCTTGGAATTCACGCGATTGCGCGGCTTGGGCTTCTTGATAACGGCCTTGTGCTTGCGCTCGGGCCGCCTGTTGTTGGTTCCACCGTTCACGGGCTGGCAGATAACCAAGGGGGTCATCTTGTGCCATTTTTACCCAATCAGGCTCTTGTTCAATATGTTGTGCAAGCTGCTCATCAAGCAACCGTTGTTTATCCGCTAGTTCAGCTTGTCCCTGCTGGAGCGCGGCTTCCATTTGTTTGCGCTCATTAGCAAGTGTAGCTGTTTTACGGCTATAATCGGCTTGCAACTGGTATCCTTTGGCAGCTTCACTTAGGTTAACCGCTGTTTCTACACCGTCAACGATAATGGGGATCGTCAGTTCCCCGTATTCGTCAAGGCTTAGGTGTTGCGGTTCCTGTGATTCCGTCTCTGGGTCGGTCGTTTCGTCGGTTTCTTCTGTAGTATCAGCTTCATCCTCTAGGTCATCACCTTCAGATTCCGCTTCTAGTGTCTCCTCTTGTGGAGATTCCTCAACAACATCATCGGTTGGCGCATCAGGCTCCGAAAATTGTGCGTCAAGAACGTCATCAATGCTTTGCGATCCATTTTGGTTGTCGCTCATTCTTTGATTCCCTTGCTTTGTCTGACCTCTGTTGACCAGACTGCTAGTTTATTTTTAGCCCGGTCAAGTCCAGACCACTCTTGGTAGTGTCGCTCACGTTCCTCAGGGGTTTTCGCGGCAAGTAGTTTTTTTATACATAAATCTTGCACGGATGTCAAAGCGTCGCGGAAAACATCATCTTTTAGCACATTGTTGGCTTGGTGCGCACGTTGGGTCTTATCCAGCATTAGTCAAAGCCGCCCCATCAACAGCGACCCCCATTCGTGTCGCCTCGTCGGATTCAATATCAGCCGTCTTCATATCGCGGGTGAGATCATCTTTCATAAGCACATCAAGCCGTTTTGTGTCGGCATCCATCTTCTTGATTTCAAGTTCGGCCATTTTGGCCTTCATGACGTTCTCGGATTTCTTCATTTCAACCTGTGCCAGTAACATAGCGGGATCTGGTTTTTCTGGCTCTGGTTGCTTGGGTGGTGCATTGGCCGGGTCAGGGAAGAACGCCTCAACGTCCTTAAACCCACTAAGCTCAACCATCTTGGATAGTGTGTGATATAGGTGTTCAACACCAATCATTCCGGCACCGAGCGCCTCTTTTTGCTGCATCAGAATAATAGACAAGCGTTGGAACTGCACGCCACGGTCTCCAGTGCCTAGCCCTACGTTTACCGTCATATCGGCGCGGTCAACCCATGTTCGGGGGTCAACCTCGACCCATTCGTTATTCAGCCGCATAGCAATGCTTTTGAGAGGGCCGGCGCGTAAATCAGCGTGCATATCAACAAACATTGGCGCTACCGCCGTTTCTGCAAAGATGCGTGCGATCAAGAGTATTTTCTTTTGACTAGCGGTCATTAGTTGATTAACCGTGCCCTCAGCCAATGGCTTGAGGCTATCGGCGTTTAACCCCTGCCCGTGTTTGGTGACGCCCGTTCGTTCTTCACGTAAGCTGTCAACATACTGAATGCCCTGTAACGATTGACCCGCCGAATTAGGCACATTCGCATACCCTAGCGATTGCAGACCACCGGGGATACGCAAGACGCGCCCCGCCTGTGTTATAGACAAGTCCTCCACAGTGGTTTCAGTTATGACATCCTCATCAACAACAATATCCGGATCGTTTGTCGATACGATATTATCAACCATCTGCCGCACTAGAACAGTGCGCAATCGCTGCAAATCCTCAACAAGTTCTGCGACGCTAAGCCCGTAATGCTTGTGGGGAATAGGCAGTGGGGATGCAGAATTAAACGGCGTTGATCTAACTTCTTCAATTGCCAGTTTTTTGTTGCGCTTTAGTATGGTTCCACCTTCGCCGCCAGTAAACACTTGCAGTAGTTCCGCTATCCCATCCCCATCACGGTCAACACGAATGTAATTTTCGTATACGCGCACGACTCTCATAGACACATCTGTGCTGCTCGTTGCGCCGTTCTCGCCCGCCCAACGTGTCTCGGACTCCTCACTGTCCAGCTTATCGTCAACCTCTGGCAATTTCTCTACCTGATTGCGGTCAAAACCCATACCAATCAAGTCCGAAACGGTGATGCTTTGGCGGTGTGCTACAAATGGGCACCCAACAAACGAAAGACTTGGCCACTGCGAGGAGACGTATATTTCCTCTGGAGGAACAGGGACAATCTTGTAGTCCTTTATTTCCTCTGTAATCTTAACCTTAAACCCGATTGGATCCATCTCTAGGAGCAACCCGAACTCGTCAACCTCTGGGCCGCCCCATTGCTCCAACACCTCTATCTCATCATCACCATCATCAAGGTCAGAAAGGATTTGATATGCCTCTTGCGGGCTTAACTCGTCGTATTCCTCAATGCGGGTAACGGTTCGCTCATCCCAATACCGCTTGACGTATCCGTTCTTGAGCAGTAGCGCATCAGTGAACCACGAATACAGCACCATAAAGCCGTTATTCTTTTGGTTGAACACGTAATTGCAAACCTCAGTCTCTTGCTTGGCTGCTTCTACATCTTCGGCACCGCGCGGCGAAAACTCAACAACATTATCGCCGCCCGTGAATATATCCATAAGTTCCGGCTTGATGCTTTCAATCGTATCGCGGACGTCTGTCATCACGATTTTGGAGCGGTCGTCAACTTCATCACCGTATGGCTCGCCATTATATCGGTCGATTAAGCTGGCCCTATGCTGTCCTATTGTGCTGTTTAACGCACCTACAGCGTTATTCTGTTGCGCTGAAAGCAATGATTCCAGTTCGGAGTTCTTCATTCTAGCCATTCGCGAAAACCTCACCGCCATGTAGTTTTGAAATACGTTCTATATTTGCCATTATCTTGTCCTCGCCGCATGGGAGTAAGTTGGACAAGCCCATGAATGCTGCCGCAGAAGACTGTTCGTTCTTAAATACATAGTGTGCAAGCGTTAGGTTGGCACCCTTCTCACAAACTATGTTTAGCGAAACGTCTCTGGGCCCACCAATTAAGACCTCACCAGTAATCGTATACTTGTGACGCACGGTCATATGCCCGTTATTCTTCATTCTAGCCATGATTTACACGATCCCCTGTGTACTTTGGGGGCTATGATACACTTCATCGGCGCTTTTGCCAACACATTCCGTCGAAGTGAATAATATCACGCCATAGTTCCCATTTTTCTAATGATTGGACCGCTAGATGCCTTCCGCCTTATCATTGACGGGAACAACTCAGTTGCTGCCCATACTAGCGCATCTAGGCGGTCAGGGGAACCCTCTCCTTCAAATCCGTGACTTGTCATCATTGTCATCTGTGTTTCAAGATCTGGGAAAGAACCCACATGATGTATGCGGCCTTGCGAATAAAGCGACGAAGTAGGCTCCGCCCTCACGTGCTTGCCGCGTGTAGCCCTGACTTCACGAATAGGAATATCACTGCGGATAGTGCGGACTGTATTCGCCACCATGTCACCACCTTGATTGACCTCCACTACAATCGCATCAGCCTCCCATGAATCATAGCACGCTATGGCACGCCTTGCCCATTGCTCTGGAGAGCCGCTAACGCTTGCGTCTTCCAATACATAGCCCTCGCGGTTATCAACTGACCCTGTGGAAACCCCAAGGGCAACGATACCATGCTCGTCACTTCGTTCTGTGTTGGTTATAGCGGGATCAACGGCCACAACGATACGGCCCATTTGGTCCGGCACTTTATGGACCCTATGCAGGTCGATGTTATCCAACGTCCAGAGGGCGTTCGGAATGTCTCCGAGTATTTCCGCGTTAAGCTCCTGCCTACCCAATCGCGTCCCATCGTATTTTACCACAATCTTTCTTAGATACTTATCGGCTAGGTTGGAGCGGTTATCTAAGGTGTTGCCGCGAGTAACAACAACAACGCCCTCCTCACCAGCAACAAGGGCTTTAATTATTTCAATCGGTCTTGGCGTCGTTGTTACTACCTGCCGTGGATCGGCACCTAATCGCAAGCCAAACTGTAGCTGGTCCCACGTTTCGCGGGCATACTTCCACTTTGCAATCTCATCTGACAGGGCGCAATCAAACTGCGGGCCACGTAACTGCCCCGGCTCTGTTGCATTGAACAGCGTTGCTATAGCCCCGTTCGGCCATGTTACTCGGCGCTTTGATGGTTCATATAGCGGCCCTTCGTTCGGGGGGTAAAGTGACATTAGCCCGCTCTCTCCCTCGATAAGAACATCACGCCCGTCCGCTGCGGTTTCTGCGACCAAAGCAACGCGGCGCTTACCATGCTCCTCAACCTGCTCTTTGACCCATTCCATGCCCAGCCTGGTCTTACCAAAGCCACGGCCAGCCAATGCTAACCATATGTCCCAATCACCGTCTGGCGCTATTTGGTCAGGTCTTGCTAGGAACCCCCGCCAGTCATATAACAGGTTTGCTGCTTCTTGCTCCGTTAGGCTTGCAAGAAATTCGTTGCGTTCTTTTTCTGGTAGTTCTGCTAATTCTTCAGCCCGACTTTTCATCTTCGGCCTTTGGCTTAATGGCATCTATCAATGCGGCGAGGCGTTCGGTTGCTGGCACTTCACCTACTGGCGACATAGACCCGTCGCTTGATGTGTGGTCATTTTCAACCTTATCACGCCAATCGTCTTTGAAACGGTTCTTCATTTGAAAGATGTATGAAGTGGCGTTGAACCCATTGCTATCGAACGTGCGCTTGCGTCCCTGTTTTTCCCACCATGCTTGGGCATTTCCGAGTCCATGCTTTACGGCGCGAGAAAATTCTTGGTTATTTTCCATCCAATCATTGACCGTTGCCCTATCTACATCTATCGCGGTTGCCATTTCTGCAAGGGTTTTCCCCTCCTTACCGCATTCTATTACGATGTCGCACATTTCTTGTTTGTATTTGGTTGGCCTACCAACTGGATTAACCATTCTACCACCTTATGAAAAAGGCCGCGCCGATTAAGGCACGGCAGTTGGGGAGAGCAGGTTCCCATTCCGGTGTAGGTTATGATTTTTTGTTGTGCTAGTCAAGTTTGGCTTATTGCAGGGTCAAAAGGCGTTTGATTCAATTAGAACCCTCCCCCTGCTGCGGGTGTTTTAAGCCACCGCCCGCTGGGCTAACTATCGTTATTCTTCGCGCCCTGTAAGTTTTGCGTAACTATACGAATCTGTCACCATTGGAATCGTGATTGTATTGCCATCCATAACCATTGCGGAGTCGCGCATGTGTTGGTTACGCCCCACGACGCCTGCTATACTAGCACACGGTTGGCTGCACATAACCTCATCTATGTAAAGGGCCATAGAGCCAACGCGCATTCTTGCTGAAATTTTGCTTCCATCATCCATCTTTACGACTATATCTTTATATTCTTCGAAATCACGCCCGCAAACACAGCACTTTATCATTTCACCTACCCTCATAGGTGGCGATTGCTGCGCTTATTACATCAACAACTTTCGGATTGTCCAAGAACACCTGCATTAGCCCGTCTGCGTGTATGCACGTTAGGTATTCTTTACCCCACTTCTCAACTTCACTCATAGACATACTATAATGAACACCGTGAATTATTTCATGCAGCAGCGTGTTTGCCGTTTTAATATCCCCGTGCGATGTGTCGATCTTGATTTCTCGCTTGGCGTATCTAATCATCCCAAAGTGACCGCTCGCGTCCGCGATTTCTGGATCCCAATCAATAATCTTGTAGGTAGCGTAACCTATCTTAACGTTTTTCGGCAATTCCATTGTTGTATCTCCTAAACCTATTTGCTATCGTCTGCTTGTCAGCAATCCCCACCTTGCTGTCTTACGGGGTTGAGCGTGATTTCTTCCTTTCTCATGCTCCCCCGTTTTATTCTTCAGCCCACCGTATAGCTATATCATCGCCTTTGGTGGTTATGATTGCTTTGCGCCTGCCCGCTGAATCCTTAATCCATGAAATTCCTGAATTACTAATAAAAACTTGATTCTCCACTGTTTCAGGCTCTTCCTTTACGCGGTAGGCTATGATGCAGCCACCCGTGCCATCGTTAAGCCAATTCCACCCGGCTGCGTTTCTTGCTTGGCTTTTTTCCGCACTATAACGATTATCTATCATTTGATGCGTTTGCACAATGTCGTTGCCATCAACAGGGCATTCCCCGCCGTTCCATCCGATCCACGGCCCCCATTCGCTTTGCGGTTCTATGTATTCGTGGATTAGGTCTGCGGGGTATTCCCCGCCACCATCTCTATCGTGGTGAAACAGTCCGTCTTTTGTCCAAGTATAATCACCATCGCACCACGGGTAGGGGCTATTTTCCGGATCGCGAGCCTCAATCACCCCGCTAATCCCACCATCACGGCAAACATATCGCTTGCCAGCCTCTATTTTTAGTTTTGTATTTGTCATGCTCTTTCCTTTCCTATTTTTAATTCCACAACGACCTTGCCGAATTTGACCGGATCGCCCCTCTCTATCGTTATGCGCCACTTGCTGTCATCAATACCTATTACATCGACAATTCCGTCTATGCCGCTTTTGAAGCTGGCGAGCATATTATCCATGTCCCTGCGACGCTTGTCAGGCGGGTGAAACGTGATAATTGCGTGAACTTCCTCACCCTTTAACTTGCCAACCCCTTGCCTGCGTGCTTCTGTGGCGCACTCGTAGCGGTAAGACTTCTTTGCCGCCGCGCCCTTTGACCAATGGCCCCTTGCATTTGGGGATAGCTTTGGCGATGGGTATGTTAGGACAACTTTCATCACAAAAACACAATCTTATCATCGTGCAACTTGGCGTCATCTGTAACAACCCGGCTTGTTGCGGCCCTAATGTATTCCTGTGTAGCATCGAAGCGTTTGGCGATTTCCATAGGTGAAACCCCTAGAGTGCGTAGACGCATCCACTCCAGAATGTCGTGGCTTGTGTATTTACGGCGTGTCATAGGTCTAAATCCTCCTGCTTTGGTTGAGGTTTGGGCTGTTCCACGAATAAGTCAGGCTGATCGTATGCTTCTTGAACGC